CTGCCGATGCTGAGGCAAAAGTTAATTTTCCTCCTGAGCTATTTGCTAAAAGGTCTGTACCATCAAAAGATGCAGTAGAGAATGCTGATAGAGAGGATGCAGTTGTTAGGTATCCAGCGTCATTTTTTAATTGTGAAACATTCGATCCTGATACTACGAGTTTTTTCCAAGTTGCCATTTATATATTGTTTTTTTATTGGTGTTTATTATAAATATGATTAAGTAGATGTTCCCACCCAAAAATTATTAGCATTATATACTACTCCTCCTTCTACCGCAGTTGGTAAAACAGAGAATTCAAAAAGTTGAAATACACCTACACTATCAATTTTAATACCTTGATTAGATGCATTTTTTATTAATAAAAGATCATTACCTGTTACATCATTTATTTCAAATCTTGCTCCAGCAGAAGCACCTCCTATACCTAAGTTAATACCGTCAAATTGTAATTGTTCTTGCCCAGATATTGTGTTAGTACCCGTAGCTGTTAAAACATAATTATTTATGTTAGGGTCAATATCTACGTTAGAAGTCTTACCTGAATCTACAGCATAGGCTCCAACTTTTAAATTATCGACAAATCTTACATTACTAGCCATTTGTATTTATTTTTTTAATTCTGTACCTTGAGCTATATCCGAAATACTAGATAAGCTACCATTATCTTCCCTTTGACGTCTTGTTCTACCGTCTTTTGTTTTTGTTACACCTTCTTCAAATATTTCGGCATTAGCCGTAGTTTCCATTGAAATTATAAATTTAGATTTTGAATTATATTTAGAAATTGAATGGAGATCTTTTTGTACTGTATCTGGTATTATATATCCTCTTAGTCGTATATTAAATGTTCCTTTTACCAATCTATCCTTACCTTGTGTTAATTGTGTTTCAGTAGTAAAGCTATCAATAAAAGCCCTAAATTTAAACCTTTCAGGATTACCCCAATAAGCATCGGATGCATATTCGCAGGCCTCTATTATTTTATTTAATTGTTCCATGTAGTACGTTTGCACAACTACACTGTATTCTATGTTAACAAAATCAGGGACAGCAACAGCATAAAATTGTTTTGCTGGGATTTTATTATTAATGGCTGCAAAGTTACTATAAAAGTTTTTTGGGTTGTATGTTCGTTGAAAACTACCATATAAGTTAGGACTATTAGCGTCTAATTTATTATATACAGTTCTATCTTTTGTAATGGAATTTCTTTTTAATATTATAATAGGAAGCATTACAGCCCCACTTTTATCTCGATAATAGTTATCTTTTTGAAATGATTTCCATCTTTCAGGAGATCCGTATATTATAGGTACTTCTCGTCTTTCACCATTTTGATAAACAAAGGGTTTAATTACGTTTTCAAAATAAAAGAATACAGCTTCATCTAAATCTTTAATACCAATCGAAAAGGGTTTTGTAGTATCTCCTTCCCAAGACATTTTTTCTGATCTATTAAAATCAATGCCCGTAGTATTTTCATTTGAGGGTGTTGTAGGATTAGGATTACCATACCTAGCATCAGTAGGTGATTGCTGGTCTATACTTAGTTCTTTTTGTGTCTTTGGTATGGGTTTTCTTATAGCCATTAAAATCTTTCTTTATATGGTGAAATCGCAGCCTTATCCGCTGGAATATAGTATGTAGAAACTAGAACTGATATACTACTTCCAAATTTTTCTAGTCCTGGATTTAATGGGTTTGGAGTACCATCTGAGTCATTATTGGGGTAATTTGGATTTTTACCTCCCCAATATTGATTAGCGATTGTGCTTTGTACACCATAATATCCTTCTTGATATAAAACAATATCTCCTACTTGTGGTACAACATCGGCATCAACTAAATCATCTCTAAGAAAATAATAATCAATACCTTGTTGGAATTGAACTCCTTCATCATCCTCTGGGAATTGTTCGTCTTGTCTATTTATTAAAACATTAAATAAGAAAGGACCATTATAAAACTTCTCACCAGCGGCTTCACCGTAGATGTTTACTTTAGTTTCTTCTAATTTAAACTGGTATAACGCACATTGTTGGGTAACTATGTTACCCATTAACTCACGATTTAAACTTCTTAACAAAGAGACATCCCTTTGTCCTGTATACATTGCCATATTATCCTATATAAATAAATGTTGGAACACCATCTAATTCTTTATCTCTACTTTCTTTTTCTGCTGCTCTTCTAGCTAATAATGCAGAACGAGAAGTTTCATCAAAATAAGCTCTTAATCTTTCAAGTAAGGCTGTTTTTTCTGCTGTTGCAGCACCTAATAAATCTGATTGGTTTAATGTTATATCAGCATTAGGTATTGGAATAGTTCCGTATTTACCTCTAACATAACCTAAAATTTCTTTACATAACGCCAAAGTATATTCAAAAATCCATTGTCTACCAATAGAGTTTATTAAATCATAATTTGGATTTGTATAGGGCATATTAGAAACGTTACTAACGGCACCACAAGCGGGGTCTACACTACCACTTGTTCTATCATTTGTTTTTATATATTCAAACCACATATTACCACAACTAACATGGTTAGCTGTTCTTTCATCATAATAGGGATCTCTATTTCCTCCTAAACTACCAGGTAATGGGAATACTCTTAACACATTATTGTGCATTTCAAAACTATAATTAGACATTCTAATCATTTCGTTCATTTCGATAGCTTGAATTACTTGCATATCATAGTGGAGAGGCATCATCATAAAACCAGTTGCCCCACCAAAACCTCCTAATTCTGTTATACCAGCAGCAGTAGCTCCACCAAAACCAAACCCATCCATAGGAGATAAATAAGCAGCAGATGCAGGTACAGGTTCTTGATAAAATACTCTTTTTATTTCTATACTACCTGTAATTCCTTGTTCCTTAGCCCATTCCTTTAAATCATAATCTTGTACACTAGCTGAGAGTGTAATAGCTCCTTTATACCAAGGTACATTTCCACCCGTACCAGCTTCAGCACCATATTGTTCTGACATTTTAATAATTGCTCCTAGGTTAGGGGTAATTATACTATCATTTAAATACTCAAAATCTTGTACTTCAAATCCTTCTAAACTTAACATATTATCTCTAACAAGATAAGAATATAATTCATTACCATACACTGTAATTGCTTCTTCAAAAGCCGTAAAAATTGAACCTGATTGAAGTTCTATGTCAACTAAAGGATAACCTAATCTAATAGCTACAAATTCTGCTACTTTTACACAATCAACTTGAAAATCATGAAATTGGTTATAAAAACCAAAAGGTAACGCATTAGCGTTCCAAGTAGGTTTACCATCATATATGGGTATGTTCATATTATATTGATTTTTGTTATAAATATGAAAAAAGAGGACTCAAATTGAGTCCTCCGTAATTTTATTTATATATTTAAATATGATTTAATCTCTTACCATTAAATATTTAGAACTACTAAAACTACCTGATAACCATAATTGACCTGATATAGCAGGTTCTACTGTAGGTAAAACTGAAAATATTACTGATCCAGATGTTGAAAAAGAACCTGTTACTTGTAATAAAGCATTACCAGCTGCATTACCTATTATATTATCAGATCCTGAAGCAACAAAATCATCAAATACCGTTAAGTCATCTCTAACAACTACATCTTGAGATACATCTAATCCACCTGTAATTACTAAATCAAAGTCCTTGATATCAAATACTGAATTTGCTGATCCTGAAACTAATAGTGAACCAGTAATTGTTAAGTTACCATCTATAGGATGTGATCCTGTAAGGTGTCTAAAGTTATTATCTAATTCTTCAATTGTTAAAGCGGAACCTTTACCACCGGAACCTGTTCTATAAGTTAATGCCATTTTTTATTATTTTAATTTTGTTATAAATATTAAGAGGAACCTACAAGATACTCTATTTGTACATCTGCAATATTAGCTTTTGCTTTAATTGAATATAATGAAGCAAATGATGTAAAATATTGTAAATCAACATACCCCTCTACTACATAGTCGTAATAATTACTACTTTCAAATTGAGCATTAGATAACATTATGGATTTGCCAGGGTCTAGTCTAAATACTCCCTCATCACCTGAACCTAAATTTTGTGTATTTGGAGAATATGAATCTGGGCTGTCTTGGATTAAGTATAAGGATAAATAATTATTTTTATCTAAGTTTGTAAATCTAAGATATTTAACAGTATCTCTAACAAACGAACCTGCTATTTGAGATGATTCATTTTCAACAAACCTTAAGATTTCAACACCTGTATTTTCCCATTTGTGAGATATGGTATCTATTCTTCTAACTACTTGTTGTACACCTTTAATAACAACACTGTTTATTGCGTTTTCAATGTTACCGTTAGGTAAAGTTATATTTTCTGAAATGGTTACTGTTAAAGAGCCAGTTGGGTTGCAAATCGCCATAATTCTATTTTATTATAAATATGATATTAAAATTAAAAATGTAATTGTAATTAATCTCTAAAGGTACTATATACTTTTAGTATTGGAGATACTATTTCATGTCTATGGTTTTTTAGTAATGTTGCTACTTTAAACCCTTCTACGTGTTCCTCTATTCTAGATAGAAATGAAAAACCTGTTTCTCGTTTATCCTTTAAGTCAATTTGAGCCATATCACCACATATTACCATTTTAGAACCTTTACCTAATCTTCCGATTACAGTTTCCATTTGGTTGTGGGTAACATTTTGTGCCTCATCTACAATAACAAATGCTTTTAAGAATGTTCTACCTCTCATAAAGGCAAAGGGTACAATTTCTATATTACCACTTTCTATTTCTTTTTCTATCTTTTCTTGACTATATAACATATGTAAGTTATGATATATAGGTGCTAACCAGGGATCCATTTTTTCTCTAATATCTCCAGGTAAAAAACCTATGTCTTCTTTAGACACTGTAGGTCGTGTTATAACAATTTTATCTACTTTTCTTGTAAATAACATATCTAAGGCCACTTGTGTAGCAACTAAGGTTTTTCCTGAACCTGCCATTCCTTTAAGCACCGTTATTGGTGAATCTATAATTTTAGCTTTAGCTTCTTTTTGTTCATCGTTTAACTGTACATTAAATTTAATCGGATTTTTAGGTCTTCTCTTTTGAACGAATACATCGTCCGTGTGGTGTTTACTTGCCATAAAGTGTTTAAATTAAGGGTTATGCGGTTAGTAGGTAGAAATGTTGTAAATACACTAAAAAACGTATAATTTTTAATATAACTATATAATTTAATAAATGTAGATAACATATAAAACATTTTATTATACGTATAGAGACAAAAAAAAACCCGGCCAAAGCCGGGTTCATTTTATTAAAATCTAATTTTTAATACTATAGAGTATTTAAACCAGATACATTGATCAATCCGTAAAATTCTGGACGAACCATTTTCTTAGCATAACGAGTAAGTAAACCTTTTCTTGGTGTAAAAGTTTCTGGATCGTATACTAAAGGAGTCATAATTAATGGAATGTATGGAGCAAATACTGCACCACTTTCTAAGAATTGTGTTCCTCTGTATCCTAAAAGAATTTGATTAGTTGTCATGTAAGGGTTTTTGTAAACCTTAATCTTACCACCACCTAATGCACCAACTTTTTGTACACCAAAAGCATAATTCATTTTATCTCCATTCATAGTATCTACGTCACTAGCAAATCCTGGGATTGACTCGATGATTGTAGAAATTGCTGGTGATAATACCATAAAATTAGCACCACCTCTAAGAGTTTTCTGGTGAATAATATTAGATAATTTCTGAATTTTTGTTCCTAATGTTTGGAACCATTGTCCTTGAGAATTGTAAAATCCTAAGTCAGATACAGTACCGTTTCCAGTTCCTGTAATTGCTTGATTATTTACAGCACTCCAGTTTTCAGTTCCTGCAGCTGCAGACTCAATTAACATACCTAAGATCTCTAAGTCAATTTCTAATGAAATGTACTCACTTAAGATTGAAGTTAATTCAGCTTCAGCATCCAATGCATGGTATGCATTTAAATCTTGTGCAAATTCTGGTGTCCAAACTGCTTTCAATTTTCTAGTTTTAGCAACGATTGCAGATGATTGCATCTGAATGTTGATTTCTGGAATTATTTGAGCAGTGTCGTTAAATTGATTTGGTAGACTAGTTCCGTCTTCAAAATCTCCTCTGAATCTATCAGATGGTTGTAAATTAAATACAACTCTAGCTGATCCAGTTGTTGTTGGAGTTGGGAAAGATGATGATAGAGCAATAAAGCTTACAGTTGCACCTTCAGCTTCAGTAAATGCTGATATTTGAATACCTGCACTTCCAGAAACACCTTGAGCAGTGTTTACTGATCCTGAGTAATACTGAAATGATTTAACTGCTTCTAAATCAACAAATGTTCCAAAAGAAGAAGTGTTTAAAGAAACTTTATATAAATCTCCTGCTACAGCTGAAGCTGAATATGCAGAATCAAAATTTACATCTGACCAAGTAGCTGTTGTTACAGCTCCGTTAGCGTTAGCTACTAAGTTAAAGATTGAAGATGTAGATTGTGAAGAATATCCAAATCTACCTGCTCCGTAAAGACCACCTTCATTTGTGTTTCCAAATGTAGTATTGTCGATTTTGTTTCCGTATAATGAATCGCCAGCAGCAAATGGAGATTTGTTAGACCCGTATTGGAAATCTAAGAAAAATACAAGACCTGAAGGTAAGTTCATTGGTTGTACTGATACAAATTCTTGTGCAGCTATTTGACCAAATACTTTACGTACTAATGGTAAAGCTACTCCAGCCCATTGTCCACCAACATTTACTTGTGTTTGTGATTGAAATGTACCAGTAGATGATGATCCACCACCTGTTTGAGATGTTTCTACTACCAACTGTTTAGCTTGGTTTTCAAGAATCATTCCCATATTGTTTTTGTTAGCGCCTTTTAGGCCTTCTAACAATCCCGTTTTTTCCCATTTGCTAGATAATCTAGCCGCATCAGACTGTAAAGACTGGTATGGGTTTGCGCTTTCTAAAAGAGAATTTAAGCTCATTTTTTTTTGTTTTAAGTTGTTTATTAATTGGTTAAATTAATCCAGCAAGTTTACGCATACGATCGTATACATCATTGCTTTCAATAATTGGTTTTTTAGCTTCAGAAATTATTCCTGTTGCTTTAGAAGCACTACCTTTTACTTCATTAATCATTGGTGTTGATTTACTAGAAATCACTCCTTCGTTTAATGTTTCAAAAATAAATTTTGCTTCTTTTACTGTTGCAGCTTTATCAAAAGCTTTTAACACTTTTACTTTCTTACCTTCCGATAAGTTTTTAGCTTTAAAGATCTTGTTAGTGTAAAGTAACTTAGCATTAAGTAAATTAACTTCATTTACTTCGACTTTAAGAGCATTGATTTCATCAATTGCTTCTTTAAATCTCATTTTTTCAGTTTCGTCCTCTATTGCATCGTCTTTTTTACGATCATCACCTTCGGCCTTTTCTTTTTTAGACATTTCTTCGTCTAAATCATCTACTTTTGCTTCATCAATTTCTACATCGATGTCAACATCTTCCATGTCTTCCATGTCTTCCATGTCTACTACATCTTCTGTGTCTTCAATAAATTCATCTCCCGCTTCAATGGTTCCATCAGATACTAAATCTTTAATAACATCTTCAATGAATCCTTTAAGGTCGTCTTCTGACATATCTTCTAGGTCGATTTCTTCATCTTCCATGTCGTCTGTGTCTTCTTTTTCGTCCTCTTCGCCGTCTTCGTAGCCTTCTTCTTCAGCATCCGTACGTTCGTCCTCTTTCAAGTCCTCTTTTTCGTCCTTCATACCGTCTTTGTAGCCTTCTTCTTCAGCGTCTGTGCGTTTGTTTTCGTCTAAATCTAACTCAGCTAATAGCTCGTCAAGATTGATTTCTTCCATGTCTTCTTTCTCTTCTTTCATTTCATCCTTAGGATCCATTTCTTCTTTAACGTCGTCTTCTTCATACTTATCGTAAGCTTCGTCAACGTCTTCTTTTTCCATGTCTTCTTTGTCCATTTCTTCTAACTTTGCTGAAAGCATAGATTTTAGATGTGGGGTGAATGCTTCTTCAAGAGCAAGTTTTGCGTTTGCAATAGCGGTTTCTTTAACAGCTTTAGCATCAGCGATTGCTTCTTTTAACAAATTTTCGTTTGTCATAATCTCAAAATTTTTTTTGTGAAATACGATTATTAGAAATCGTAATAGGAATTATTTTTTTATATCAGTACCATATTTAAGTGTTCATGGCACATTGCGGTCATACATATATGACAGTCTTTAAAAACACAAAAGACGCTCAAATGAGCGTCTAGAGTTTTAATCCGTCGGTAGCGTCCGAAGAAAAAGTTTTTATACTATAGGACATGATCCTTTTGAACAAAGGATTTCATGTACAATTTTATTTACACTTGTGTAATCATATGTAATCATATTTTTACCTTCATTTAAGGTAGTCATATATGAGCCAGGATTAGATGGAGTTGAAACAAAATCCCAACACAGTAATTCGAAATCATCTTGTACTTCCATTACACCTTGCTTTTCCTCTAATGAACCCATACCACGAGATGATACTCCTACAGTAACACCACTTTTAATTAGTTCCTTAAGTATATTTCCTGAAGGGGTTGGTAATACTTCTATTTTACCCATTACATTATCCCCATCCCACCAGTATTCTGATATTAAATGTGATACATTTTTTAGATTTATTACGGTAGATTCAGGGTGATCTAATTCCCCCATTGAACGTCTTTGTTCAATAAGTTCATTGTATTTATCCATTTCTCTATCCCATAACTGTTTTGAATAATAGCGACCATTACCGTTTTTTACTTCAGCAGTTGCTAAAATACCTTCAACTAAAAGATTTCCACTTTCATTACTAACATTTTCAGTTAATTGAGAAGAGGATATCTTTATAGTATGGGTTTCTATTAATAACTTTTTCATGTTTATTTATTTAAACCGTAAGCTGATGTTGATTGGCCTACTTTTTTCGGATCACGTTCACCTGCTGGTCCTTGTGTTGGGTTATTTTGTCTATTCCAACTTACAGCATCCATTTCATCTAGTTCTTCTTCTTCATTAGCTACCATTTCGGGTTTTGTGTAAGCTTTACCACACATTTTTTCATAAACCTTTTCCATTTGAGCTTTTTTCTTGCCTAAAAACTTAACTTCTTTTTCCATCTCTTTCATTTTCTTCTTATCTACTAATTCAGATAAGTTTTCATCTTCAGATATTGAGCTTAGTCTATTATTTTTCTCATCAATAATTTCATCTAAATAATTAATTTGAGCTTCCATTTTAACAGCTTCAGCTTCTGCTCCGATTTCTGCTAATTTAGAATCTATTGAATCTTTTTTAGGTTTTTTCTTTTTATCAGCACCCGCTTTCTTCATAGTTTCTTTCTTATCTCCATCACCATCAATATCCATAAAATCTGGTTTTGCAGCTTCTGAATATGATACTGCTGTACCTTCGTCTTCTGTTTCTGCCATCATTTGTCTAATTATATTTCCGGATTGTGCCGCATATGAATTTGGGTTACCAGTTGTTACTACTTGTCCAAATGCTTCAGAAACTAATCTTTTAATTTTAGCAGTTTTAGATTCTTTAACAGGGATCATACTATCTCCTCCATCTTTTAATTTAGCACTATATCCACTACCACCAAACGTTTCTCCTTCATTTTGGTTTTGAGTTGATTCTTTATATCCTAAACCTTTTACACCAAATTGACCTTCTTTAACATAATGTAATGGGTCTTTTGATAAGTTTTTAACAGCAATTTCTTTTGCCTCATCTAATGTTAATTCTTTATTATAATTAATTTCACATTGGATACCTGTTAACATTTCTTGTGCGTTAACATTATTTATGTTTTCTGCTGTATAGTCATAGTTATGAGAATCGATGTTTTTTACACCATCAGATACCTTATATTCTCCCGCCATTTTACTATTCATTTCGAATGTTAATTTAGGGTCTGCCTTTACTTTTTCTTCTTTTTCTTTAGTATTAGTTTTCATATCGTCATTTAAGATAGGATCTAAAGTTCCGCCTTCAGCTAAAAACTTTTCAAAAGCTACTTCAAAACCACGTTTTGGAGTTGCTTCTAACTGTACTAGAGGTTTTAACTCAATTACTTGACCTAATTCTTCATTAATGACTTCTTTTTTATTAGAAAATTCTTTTGAAAGAGATTCAAATAATTGATTTGCTGTTTGTTTCATATTAATTTGTTTGTAGTAATGTTTCTATATCGTTAAAATAATCTTCAAGCATGTCCGTTGCAATAACTACGGAATAACTATCTGGGTTTTCTCTGTAATATTTTATTGTTTCAATTTTAGATAGTTTAATTAATTTTTTTATTTCAATTAATCTAGCTTCTAAAACATCAAAAGCTACTATACGTTCCTCATGGAATTTGGCAACTTTATCTTCTTGTTCCTTTATATTACGTTTATACATATTAATTTAGTTTTTTAACTACCATTCCCGAACCTTTTTGTACGTAAGTACCATCTTTATTTTTAGGAACTAATTTATATTTAAATTGTTTTGTATAAGCACTATCTTTAACACCATCTTCTGTTGCTTTAGGGCCAGGCCCTAAATCTTCACCAGGTTGTTCTGCTGATTCATCTATAATACTAAAATGGTTTGGTAGATTTTTTCTAAAAATTTCTATATCTTCTCTGTTAAAACCTAACATTTGTTGATTTATTACATTTAGATATACTCCTCTACCACCACTTTCTTTACCTGTGTAAGACCAATACCCTTTGGTAATGTTCATATCTTGGTATTTTATGTTTTTGTCTACTTCAAAGCTTGGATATTGAGATTCATCTTCTTTTACTACAGTATATCCTAATTCTTTATAAGCTTCATCATCAGCTTTAGCACCTTTTTTTCTAAAAGCATATGGCGTTAAATATCCTCCTGCTGCTCCTGATGTAGACATTTCTTCTACTTCTTCTTCTTCTCTTAAATTATATTTTAAAATTGCAGAAGACCCTTTACCTTCTAAATCAACTGAAATCTTACCTTTTGATAATCTTTCAACTTCTTTTTTAGTTTCATCAGGTGTTTGTGCTGCTTTATAAAATACGTTTTTAATACCTGTTGATTGTCCTTGTTTTGCCTTAAATATAGTAACTAAATCTCCACCTTGATACCCTGTTCCACCTACATTAACCCACCCTCTTGATGTATTATAATAGACGGGATATTTGGATTTTGCATTTAATATTAAATCAACAATCATTTTATAAACAGAAGAACTTTCTTCGTTCATATTTTCCCTCATTGCCTTTTTATAGTCATCTGGGTAGTTATTTCTAACATGGGTACGAATTACATTTCTTAATGATCTAGCTTGCTCATAGATGTCTAAGAACTTCTTATCATCTTTTGCTTTTTGATACACTTTTTTAGCTGTAGCTGTTAATTCATCTACATCTTCAACTAATTTGTCTATATTAGGTATTTGTTGAATAGACCAAGAAATAGCACCTGTAGTAGAGTCAATATCTGTAACAGTAGATTTAGTACCGTTATCAACTTTTACATCTCCTATTTCAAATTCTTTAAGTTTATATTTGTACGCCATTTGCTGTTTTTATTTCGCTTACTAATTGATAATAACGTAACAGGTCAACTAAATTATTATCACCAACTTTATCTGTTTTTGATAATTCAACTAAGAATTTAGTTACTTCTGTGATTTTAATTTGAGTTGCTTTATCTTTAATTTCTTTAGTTATATTTTGTAGGGAGTTTTTTAACTCATTAATCTTAACATTATAAAAATTTCTTAAATCCGGGGTTGAATCAACTGAATTAATGTACTCTTTAAGTATTTGTTTTTGTTCATCATTTAATAAATCATACTTATTGTTAAATTTTTCAAGTAAAATTCTATAAGTTAAAGTTCTAACATCTTTATCGTAAGTAGCGAATTCTGCTAATACTGATTGTTTAGAATCTTCTAGTACTTCTTGTTTAGTTAAAAATTCTAATAAAGTTACTTTATTATCTAACAGTTGTGATGGGTTGATGTTTTGTTTTGAGTTAACACCTTCAATTAAGGTATATAATGAGGCTAATTCCTTATAATTTCCTATTTTTGAACCAAAAAATGATTCTAAATTATAATGTTTTTTAATCTCGTTAATTAAATTATACTTTTGTTTTCTTAGTGAAGTTTTATTAAATTTAGTAGAAGCTTCTAATATGGTATCAACAACCATGGTTGCTCTACCTTCAGTTAATACCTTAGATTTTAATATAGATTCGTATAATTTATACTCTTTGCCTAAACTAGTTTTTACAAAAAATTCTTTTAATATATCTATAGCTGGGGAGTCACTACCTTTTAGAGTATCAGCCGTTATTTGACGTACTAATAATTCAAAAAGAATTCCAGTATTTTTGTATTTTGAGTGTTTTATTTTCATCTAAGAATATATTTATTTATAAATATTGAAAGAATATTACTCCTTCAATTGATTTTCATCTAATAGCGAAGTATTATCTTTTTCTTGGTTAAATACTAAATTTTTCTTGTCTAAAGACTCAAATATGTGCTTATTTTGTAAAAAGGCTTTTTTAGCACCTTCAAGAGCTAATGGACTACCACCTTTAAATTTAGGACGAAGAGAATCAGAGTCATTTTTATCTTTACCTTTCATACCCTTAACTCCTAAACGATCTTTACCAAAATTAGAGTCTTGTTTATTTCTACTTGTAATAGTATCTTGTGGGCGACCTAATTGAGGATCGTCTTCATTATACCCATCTGGTACATTACCAGGATCAGACATTGTTCTTCCAGCACCATATAATGAGGCTAAGTCATGAGGTGTACCATACGATTTACCTGTTTCTACTGGGTCATTTCCTTCTGCTTCAATCTGGTCCATTCTAAACTTACGTTTAGCATCTTCTCTAGTTAAATCTCGGTATTCATCAAATTGATCTTCACTAAATTGATAAACATTATCATATATCCAATCAGATGGTACTAAACCTTGTTCTAGTAATGTACCTGCTAATTCGGTTTTAGATTTTAATAATTCAATTTTTTCTTGTTCTAATACAATAGATGGACTAACCATATGTAAAGTAAAGTTAGTTAAAGTCTCATCAGTATACCCTTGTGTGTATAAGTGTACTAAAGCTATTTTATTTAATTCAGATAACATGATCCTTTGTATTCTTTCAATAGTACGGGCAAATCTAATATCTTGTGCTGCTAATGTAGATTTTCCTTCAACTCCTTCTTCATATCCTAAAAATGCTTTTGGTATTTTAAGGGCAGCAAATAATTTACCTCTTAAATACTCAACATCTTGAATACCATCATATGTTAATCCAGGTGTTGTTTCTATTTTAGTTGTTTGATCATTACCACGAACTGGAATATAGAAATCTTCCATCATGTTTTGCATGTTATACTTTAAATTGTATTCCCCAGTTTTATTATCTTGAAATGGAGTACGTTTTAAGTTTGAAATTGTTTTTTCCATAAATGCATCTATCTCATTTGGAGGGATAGAACCAACATTCATATAAAATATACGTTTTTCAGGGGCACGTGCTATTCTATGGATTAGCATAGCATCTTCCATTAGCACATACTGTTTGTATAATTTTCTAGCAGGCTCAATATAAGCTCTACCATAAGGTAAATAGTTAACATCAGAAATTAATCTGAAGTGAGCCATTTCGTAGTTATCAAAATAAATTCCGTTTTCATTTTGGTTAGCACTATTACCAGGAACGGGGTACATTCCAGAACTGATATTATCCATACCATCTGGGGTATATCTATATCTTATTTCTGCCGGGTTATCATGATTGTATCCTTCTTGTCTTTCTATATGGTATGCTGTATAAGGAATTACATTGTAAACTCCGTATTTTTCAGCTATTTCTAATTTTAAGAAAAAATCACCATATTTACACATTTGACGTACCCACATCCAAAGGTTAAATTCGATGTTAAGAACATCATAAAATAAATTATATAGTATTTTTTGTATGTCTTCATTAGCACTTCTAATTTGAAGTACTTCGCCCATATCATTTTTTGTAGTAGATTCATCAGCTAACACATCTAAAGCTGAGGCTATAATAGCATCTTGATCCATTACATCGTACTCAGAGTACATATAAGGTCTCATATATTGGTAATTCAAATTAAATTGAGCTCCATATAATGAGGTACCATTAGTAGAAAAAATTCTGTTATATCTATCCATTAATGAATTAGTTTCTAATTCACCTGTAGACTGGATTTTACCACTATCTATTACATCTACCTGGTTACCCCCAACATTTCGTATTATTACGTCTGTTGAAAATAATCTTTTTAATCTTGTAAATACGCTTTTATCAGCCATAATTTATTCTTATTGTTATAAATATTATTAAAGTAGCCATTTGATACTTTCATCACCATTTGCTGTTTTCATATGGTACGGGTTATCTGATCCTTTAGAAAAACCATATCCTCCTTGGTAAGGAGTTCTATTAACTGACATATTATTTAATGTACTTTTGGTTATGTCTAAACCTTGTTGTTTAAATTTTAATGCCGTATCTCTAATATACATGGCCATACCAAACGCCATTACTAAATCATCATTATATCCTGTTTGAGCTTCTGCTCTACCATTTTTCCAAATAAACACTTTCATTTCTTCTACTAACCTTCGGGAGTGAATTGTTACTCCTTTATCACTAATATACTCTTGAAATTTACCTATTACCATAGGGCGTGTTCTAGATGACATTGTAAAACCCGCCACCATTTTTGAGTTGTCCTGATATCGGTCAAAATACGAACTAGCATTGGCTTCTCCACTCTTTTGTGAATAGTAAAGATTAGAATATTGTCTATCAATAGCTACTTGTATAGTAGCCCAACCAATGTTGGCATTTTCTATTACAAGTAAGGCTTCATTATATTCAGTAGCTAAACCCACTAATAAATGTCCAAATTCTTTTGTTCCTATTTGTCCCTTATATTCAGCTACTTGAACATTGTTTTCAACATCCATTACATGACAGGTAGAAAAATCTTTTCCATCTCCACGAGCAACATCAGCTACAACTACATAAGATCTAGAATAATCTGGGGATTCCCAAACCCATAGGTTTTGATCTGCTCCCCTACGTTCTAAAGGTTCTTTAATATGTGTTTTTTCATAGTATTCTAGATATTCATTATAAAATACAATATCTCCCGATGTGCTAAAATCACAATCACATTCTTGTGCTGCTAATCTAGGATCACCTAATAAGTTGTCTTGTGCGTCTCTCCATGTTTGGTCTCTTTCTGGGTGAACATACCAGGGTAATTTGATAGGTAAAAAATCATTTTCCCCTGCTTCTGCCTTAACCCAGGTTTGGTGAAACCAGTTACCAGTACCATAAGGTGTAGATAATACAATAGCACCACCACCCGTTGCTAGGGTTTGTTGAGCTGATGCCCATGTTTCAGCAATATTGTCTATAAAGGCTGCCTCATCGATTATTAGTAAAGATACAGCTTCTGAACGTGCAGCATCTGCATTAGAAGATTTAGCTTGTATTTTTGAGCCATTAGTTAATCTAAGGGATAGCTTGTTGTTTTCAGCAGAATCTACTTTTAACCAGGAGGGTAAATTTTCCCACATGAATTGAACCTTAGTTACTAGATTTCTTGCTGTTGCCTGTGTAGTTGCTAATGCTAATACGTTTCGATCTTTATGAAACGTCATTAACCAAAGTGAAAAACCAGCGGCTAAGGTTGATATCCCTAACTGTCTAGATTTTAATATAGCACTATAATCGTTTGTTTGAAATAACGTGAGTACCTTTTCTTGAAATGGGTACAGGTTGAATTGTATGCGTCCACGTTGTGGGTGCTGTATATAACAGTATTTACGTAGAAAATGCACGGGGTCTTGAGCACATTTAATATATTCTTGACGTATTACCTTTTTTAAATCTGACATGCAGTTATTTTAATATGAGTATTACACCACCAATTGCTATTAGACCAGCACCTCCTAAGAGTTTACTTTTAAGCTTTTGTTTTTTAATCTCAAGTATTAATTTATCATTTAACTGTTTAGTAAATTCTAATTGAGAACCTTTAGTACTTAATATAGAATTGAAATTGACAATTTGAAAGTTAAGACTATTAATAACACTATCTTTTAATACTACCTTATTTTCTAATAATGAATACTTGGTTGTTATTAAATTTAATTCTTTTTTAAAACTATCTCCAGTTATTAAATCTTTAATTACTAGTCGTGCTATTGGTTTTTTTAATTGAATCAAAGTACTGTCTATAACGTTCTGTGAAAAACTGTTCAAGCTCATCATACCTATAAGAATCAACATTATTAACTTTCTCATTTGTTTGTTTTTTTAATATAACTATTTTGCTATCTTGTTTACTAATTTCTTGGTCTAATACTAATATTTGAGTAGTTAGTGTATTTATTTCTATGGTTAGGTTCTCGTTTACACTATGTAAGGAATTAATTTTATCATTTAAAGCTTCTATTTTGTTGTTATACTCAGTAACATATTCTTCTTCATTTGAAGAGTACATATTAACTAAATAATAGACACCAAAAAATACTATAGCAAAATATAAAAACCTTTCTTTAGATGACATTATATCTTTTTATTGTCTAAGATGCTTTCTAATTCTTTTTTTAATTTAGTTTTTGCTTTTAAAGTTTTAACTAATTTTTCTTTTTCTTCACCTTCAGCTTTTGAATATTTTTTAGCTAAAGATTTCATTTCTTGAGTTAATAATGCAAGTTCTTCTTTTGCTTTAGCTAGTCCTTTAGTTTTTTTAATATCTTTTTTTGTTGGTTCTTCATCTTCTTCTTCATTTACTCTTTTTATTTGTTTAGCTGTAGGCCCTTTTCCAGCACCTTTCATTTTTTTAGCTGCTATTGATCCAGCAATTTTACCTGCTTCTTCTTTATCAATTCCTTTTTGCTTATCTAATTTTTTAGCTAATGAGTTAAATGATTCATCTAAACGAAGTGAACCTGCACTATCTATTATGGCTTGAACAAATCCTTTTGCATAAGACTTAGTATCAGGTTTATTTTTTAAGATGGATTTATCAAAATGCATATCAAATGACTTTTCTCCAGCTTCATACCCCATTTCTTCTAAATCAGCTAAACCAATATTAGCTTCTTCGATACCAGCTTCATCTTTTGCTTTTTTTAGATCTTGAACGGCTGCTGTTAAATCTTTAGTTTGTGAAATTCCCCCT